ATGCCGTACCCCGTCGACACCGCCCACGCCCCACACAGCCACGACCTCATCGCCGGCTACCTCCGGCACCTGGCCGCCCTCGGCCGCGCCGACACCACCCGCGACACCTACGCCGACGAACTCTGCCGCCTCGACCGCCGCCTCCCCGAGGGACTCGTCTACGCCTGCGCCGACGAGCTCCGCGACGCCATCCACACCGGCCAGCGCGGCGCCGCCCACATCGCGAAGATCACCGCTGCCGTGACCGGCTTCTTCGCCTGGGCCACCCGCCCGTCAGACCCGTACCTGGACTTCAACCCCGCGGTGGACCTTCCCCGCGCCGCGGTGAAGCCGCGCCGCCCGCGACCGATCACCAGCGACGAGCTGGCCGACATCCTCCGCCGCGCCCGCGAGCCCATGCGCACCTGGTATCTCCTGGCCGCCGGCAACGGGCTGCGTTGCGTCGAGGTCTCCCGCCTCGACCGCGCCGACGTCACCGAGCAGGCGACGTGGATCCGCGGCAAGGGCGGCAAGGAACGCATCGTCCCGACCCACCCCGCGGTGTGGGCCGCCGTGAAGGGCCTGCCGTCCGGGCCGGTCGCCCGCAACCGCGACGGCTCGCACGCCAACCGCGTCCAGGTCCAGGAGCGCGCCAACTACCACCTCCAGCGGACGCTGGGCCACCGGGCGGTGTCGATGCACCGGCTGCGGCACTGGCACGGCACGTACGTGCATCAGGCGGCCGGAGGCGACATCCGGGTGACGCAGGAACTGCTGGGTCACGCCTCGCCGAACACCACGTCGGTGTACGTCGCGACGATCGGCGGGGCGAAGGCGGCGGCGGTGCACGCGCTGCCGCTGCCGGTCTGATCAGAAGCGGACAGCACCCCCGCGGCCGTCTCCCGGCCCCGGGGGTGCTGCCGTGCTCGGTGCTACCGGACCCGGCGCGGCCGGCGGTGCCGCTGCGGCGCCGTCACCTCCGGCGGCACCACGTGCCGCACCGTGCCGGCCGCGCGCACCGGATCAGCTGCGGTCTCCACCCGCGGGGTGCGCGTCTGCGGCAGGTGCCGGAGGCTGGCCACGACCACGACCTCCGCCCGCCCGGTGCGGGTCATCTCCAGGGCATCGTCCCAGCTCCGGACGATGCCGATGAAGGCGTACCCGCAGGCGTCGACCCTCTCCAGGCAGGGCGCGGCGACGGCGGCGAAGTCGGCGGGGTCGGTGATGGATGCAGGGACGAAGACGACGGCGTGCTCAGCGGTGCGGTGTGGCATGTAGCGGCTCCCTTGCCTTAGCGGAGGCTTAACTGGAGCCACGATGAAACACCTGTTCTATGCCTGGGGGAAGGTCTGACCAGGCGGGTAGCGGGTGGCGTGTCGGTGACCGCTGGCGCCGGGGCTGGCGGGTGCAAATTGCAGGTGCTATGCCTCACGCTCTGTCATTGGCCGCTCGCGATATTTGCCGCCGTTGATCACCGACCGTTAGCCGACGGCGGTGGAAGTTGCACGTCGACGCGCACGACGTGCGCTGCCCGATATCCCTGATGCCGCGACTAGTCGCGATCGGAGCGATCCTCAACGAACACGCCCGCCCCCGGCACGCCGTACGTCAGCCCGCGCTGCCGCAACACGATGTGAACCTTCTGGATGGTCGGCACGCTCACGCTGTACAAGAGCGCCAGCTCGCGCATGCTCGGCAGCGCGGTGTGCGGTGGGTACTCGCCGCCGATGATCCGTGCCGCCAGATCCTCCGCGATCTGCTCGTAGGTCAGCCGGCGGGCAGGCATCGGTGTCGTGATCTCCGTGGGTTGGGCTCACGGATCACACCATGCGTGGATTCCGGCTTCAACGGCATCCTTGACCTAGAAACCTAGGCTTTCTAGGGTGCGGAGGGTGACCGCCTGACACGGGAGAGTGATCACCAGTGGACTACCGGCACGCGAACCCGCCACCCATCCCCGACGGCGACACCATCCCCCAGCCCACCCCCGAACCGCCGCCACCCGTCAGCTGGGCCGAACGATGGTGGGCCCTGCTCTTCCTCGCCATCACCGCCGCCGCCATCGTCTACGGGACGCTGCGGTGAGCCGCCTCGACGAACCCATCCACCGGCCCTTCGTCGTCGAGGTCGCTGCGCTCGTCGACGCCGCCCACCGGCCCCGCGACGACGGCCAGCCGCCGCGCGGCTGCACCAACTGCACCGAGGCCGGCTGCGACCGGGTCACCTGGGCCGCGCCGATCCTCGCCGAGCACCGAAAGCGGCGGGCCGAAGCGTGCCGGCGCTGACCCCCGTCGCGCCCGCCCGGTGTCTCGGCTGCGCCATGGCCACCGGCGTGCACCACTGCGCCGGCGCGGCCGAGCTGCTGCCGTACGGCGGCACCTGCACGTGCCGGCTCCCGGGTTGCGGACCGAACCCCACCACCACACCCACAAGTCGGCCCCGGACGCGGCGATCGCAGCGCCGGCCGGGGCCTTGATCAGACACAGGAGGTCTGACCATGCTCCAGTCTCACCGAACCCGCCGGATCCTGGGCGGCGCCGCGCTGGCCCTGGCCATCGTCGGCGGCCTCGCCTGCGAGGGCGAGGGCACGAAGAGCGACCGCGACCCGGCCGACCGGCAGGTCGACCCGAAGCAGAAGATGACCGCCGTCATCAACGCCAGCGGCGACGGCCCGTACTCCGTCGTCGTGCGGGCGGCGAAGGTCGGCGACGACCGCGGCGACTACACCCGCAAGTCCGTCGCCGGCGGCGCGTACCGGCAGACGCTCGACTACACGTCGGGCCTGCGGATCACCATCACGATCACGGCGACGGGGCACCGCACCGACCCGCTGTCGTGCGAGATCACCGACGGGTCGAAGCGGGTCCGGGACCGGGCCGCCGGCACCGTTCAGTGCAAGCTCACGACCTCGCGATGACGCGGGCGAGCCGGGCGAGGGCGAGCCGGATCCGGTCGGCCAGGCTGGCGCGGCGGTAGGGCTCGGGCGGGTTCAGGGTCCATCCGGTCACCCGCCCAGTATCACCCGGCCGGCCGGGCCCGGGTCGCACATCTGGTCCGCAGACACGAAAACGCCCCCCGCCCAGCCGAAGCTGGACGGGGGGCGTTCTGCGTGGTGCGGCGGTCGAGGGGTCAGCGGCGGAGCAGCTTCGCGACCGTCGCCGGCGCGTACACCTTCCGCCGGCCCCAGGCCGCCACGATGAACGGTGCGGCCACGGCGACGGCGCCGAGGACGGCCTGCTTCTGGCCGTCGCTCAGCTCCAGGCCGAAGGCGACGAGCAGGGCGAGCGCGGCCGTGACGGCCGCGGTGATGGTGCCGACGGTGAGCAGCGGTTCGGTGGCCGTCTCGTCGGGCTCGTAGAGGTTCTGCATGGTGTTTCTCCTCAGATTCTCGGCGGCCAGGACCACTGGCCGGGCTCGTCGCCGGGCGCGACGTTGAACTCGGCGAACCCGCCCTTGGCTCCGGGCGTGAACACCCACAGGTGCACGTGCTGGTCGCTGTCGAGCGCCGGCACCTCGCCGGCCTCCACCCCGCGCGGGTCGAGGGTGTCGACGTCGGCGGTGACGATCGCGGCGCGCATGGCGTTCAGGCCCTGCTTCCCGCGGTATCGGACGATGCGGCCGGTGGTGGGCTTATGCACTTCAGCGTTTCTCCTGTTCAGAGGTTCAGGAACGCCGCGCGTTCCTTGTCGCGGGTGATGGTCTTGCCCTCGGTCACCACCGGCTCGTCGAGGACGCACTCGCCCCGCCAGAACCACATGACCGACTCCACGTCCGCCTGCTGCCGCAGGTAGGCGACGTTGTCGCGCATCTCCTGCGCGCACAGCGACCCGTCGGCGTCGTACGCCGCCCCGTTGTCAAGGGTCAGCTTCCGCTTGATGCCCCACTCGCCGATGACCACCGGCAGCCCGAACTCCCGGGACAGCCGCAGCAAGATGGCGTTGCGGCCGACCGCGCCCCGGTACCGCTCATAGCCGGTGTCGTAGACGTCCCAGCCAGCGAAGTCGACACCCGGCAGTGTGAGCACCGACGCGAAGTTGGACCGCCACAGCGCTTCGTTGCGGCGGACGTAGTCCTCCGTGAACACCGGCCCGAACCGGAACTCGCCGCGGCGGGGGTGGTCGGCGATCCCGGCGAGGATCTCCCCCCAGTACTGCCGCCACGTCGCCGGCGGCAGGTCACCGGCGGCGGTGCCCTGCTCCGGCTCGTGCCGGAACGTCCGGTACTCCCGGCCGGTCCGGCCCGCCGGCCGGTTCGTCATGTGCTCCCGGAGCTTCGCGATGTTCGCCGCGGCGGTGCCCCAGTCCTTCCACGAGTAGTGCAGGTCAGCGGCGCCCGGCACCATCGGCAGGATCCCGGCCCCCCACTGGGCGATTCCGCCGCCGACGTCGGTGTAGAGCCGGACCGCCTTGGGGTTGGGCTGGGTCTGGAGCATCGCCCCGAGGTCGGCGACGTTGCTGTTCTTCGGGCACCGGCCGACCGTCATCGGCGCCGCGACGGTGATGGTGACCGTCTTGGTGGCCACGTTCCCGGCGCGGTCGCGTACCCGGCCGGTCAGGGTGACCGTGCGAGGCATCAGACGGTGACCGTGAAGCGCCCGGGGTTCGCCGGGTCCGCGACGACGGCGACCGTCTCGTCGTCGGTGGTCAGCTCGAACGTGATCGGGTCGCCGACCGTCAGCTGGGTGGTCACCGTGGAGACGTGCCCGCCGGCGTCGGTGACCCGACCGTTCAGGGTGATCGTCCGCGCGTCCGGATCGAACGCGTCGATCGTCACCACCGTGGACTCGCCCGGCTGGAGCGTGGTCTTCGCCGCGGTGATGGACCGGATGGAGGGTGCGGCCACGAGGGCCTCCGTTCTCGTAAGGTGTGGGTGTGCCAGGCCAGCCGCAACCACGCGAGTCCGGCCGGCTCTACGGGCCGGCCGACCCGGACGTGCCGGTCGCGATGGTGCGGCTGGAGGAATGCATGGACGGCAGCGGCCGGTGGCTGCTACTCGTCAACCGGCCGGCGAGGGCCCGCACGACCCGGTACGAGCACCCCGACCAGCGGAGCGCCCGCGCCCAGCTCGCCGAGGAGTACGCCAACCTGGAGCCCGGGCAGTGGTGGGAAACCACCACCCGGCTGCCGTACTGACTACTGCCGGGCCGACGGCGGCACCGGGTCCGCCGGGACCGGCTCCACCCCGGCCCGGGTCAGCTGGTAGGCGTAGCCGCCGGCGATCCGCCGCCAGTAGTCCCGGTCGGCCTCGGCCGATGCGGCCCGCTCGTCGGCCTTGTCGCGGGCCCGCGCGAGATCCTGCACGGACTCCCGCTCGTGCGCCCGCGCGCCCTTACGCAGGCTGCCGATGCCAGAAAACACCGCCCGGATGAACGCCAGGCCGCCGCTGCCGAGAAGAAGTCCGATGGCTGCGGTGATGATCTCGGAGGTCTTCACGGTGCTCCTTACTGGTGGTCTGCCTCGCGAGTCGCTTCCCGGCGGATCGCGACGACGTCCCGCCACCGGCCGAACAGCAGCAGCGCGAAAGCCGCCAGCGCCAGCGACGCCACCACCGACGCTGGCGCGAGCAGCGAGGCGAGGATCAGCGCGTACACGCCGAACGCCGCCCATAGCAGCGGCAGGCCGATGTGCTCGCCGATCCACCGGTCGGTCGCGGCGCCGTACGCGGACAGCAGCCCGCCGACGGTGAGGAACCCGGCCCACAGGTAGACCAGCGGGCCGGTTGCTTCCTGCACGCTCGGGGTCGGGACCAGGGCGGCGCCGACTCCGGCGGCGGCCATCATGGCGTAGCCGGCGAACCGGGACCACCGGCGCGGCTGCGGCGACCGGGTCACCGCGTCGTGCTCTCGTCGAGCGACCCGAGGACCGTACGCAGGGCGGCCTCCAGGTCGTCGCGGGACACCGGCCCGTCGGCGGCCGGGAGACCGGCGAGGACCCGCTCGGCGACGGCGGCGGCGAGCTGGTCGACGTCGACGCCGGCCGGCCGGGGCAGCGCGGCCAGCGCAGCGCCCAGCTCGGTCGGGTTGGTGCTCTCCTTCCCGACCAGGGCGGGCAGGCCCTGGAGCTGCTGGACGAGCCACACCGGCTGGCCGCCGCCCTTCAGGTCGGCCCGGACCGACGGCCGGCCGTTGGCGATCGCCTCCATGCGGCCGTCGGTGTAGGCGACCTGGGCGAGCAGCGTGGGCAGCGCGCCGGCCAGCTGGTCGAGCAGCCGGGCGTGCGCGTCGGTGAACTGAGCCATGGCGTCGTCCTCCAGGAGTCCGATCTCGGTGAGGTAGCGGCGGAACAGCGGGGTTTGGTCCCGGCCCGCCTTGATCGCGTCGCGGAAGAAGCTGAAGTGGGTGTGGAACAGGTGGCTGCTGTCGCCGCTCGTGCGCTTCTTGAGCCGGTCCCAGCGCCGCACGGTCCGCCCGTCCGGGGAGTAGATGACCTCCCGGATGTCCCGGGTGTCGGCCGCGTCCGCCGCGCACTGCGCCGCCATCCAGGTGGAGAACGTGCGCAGGGTGTGGGTGGCGCCGCCGGAGCGGACCGAGAACGTGCCGACGTCCAGCGCGCTGGCGTGCAGCGTCAACCCGGCCCGGTCGCGGCTGGACTCGACGACGGAGTAGTCGTTCGTGACGACCCGGTTGGAGCCGCAGTGATAGCCGCCGCGGTGGTTCGCGTCGCCGACGATGCCGACCTCGGCCGGCTCCAGGTCCTGCTCCCGGACCGCGTCCTTGTCGACGTTCAGGTAGGTCAGCAACAGGTTGCGGACCGCCAGGAGGTTCGCCGGTGCGCTCGTCATACCCGCTCCACAAGGATCGTGTTGGTCATCCGGGAGTCACCGAACGACGAGACCGTGCCGGTGCCGGAGTTCCGCACCGCCGTCACCCCGACCGTGATCTGCCCGGACAGGTTCGTCACCGTCGCGGTGATCGGCTGCGCCTGGCCCTTACTGGCAACGTCGGCGTTCGGCAGGATCGACTTCAGCTCCGTGCCCGACGTCGACAGGATCGCCCCCGCCGACCAGCGGATCCGCATCTGAATCAGGTCCCCCGCCACGGTCGACTGGATGCTCTGCACCGCCGAGATCTTGTAGCGGGCCGTCGACACCGCCGTGAACGTCACCGACTGGAGAACTGCCTCCGTCGTCGTAATCGACCCGACGGTCGTCTGCCGATCGTTCTCCGCCACCCAACCGGGCGCCGTCGCCGGCGTCAGCTTCTGACCCGACACCAACGGCATGGCCACCTCCTCCATCCAAGCGGGGGATCCCGACCGTTGCGGTCGGGTGACACACTGCGAGCGTGGAGACGCTGCGGATCGGACCCGGCGTGCCCGTTCCGCCCCGGGCGCGCGAACACCCCTGGTACGTCGAGGCCGGAGTGATGCTCGCCCGCGGCCTGCTCGTCGGCCTCGGCATCGGCCTGGGCCTGACGTTGTGGGTGACCGTCGGCAGCTTCCTATAGGCCGACGATCGCCGGCACCCACACGTCCACCTCGGTGCCCGCCGGCCACGCCCGGCTGACCCCGTTGACCGCCCGGGCGGACACCGTCACCAGCTGCGGGCTGGCCACCACCAGGTTGTCGAACCGGCACGCCACCGGCAGCGTGTTCGTGTTCCCACCCTCCAGCCGGGAGATCACGCCCACGATCACGCCGGCCGCCAGGTCCGCGTCGGTGGCGCTGACGACCGCCGACGCCGTGCTCGCCGTGTTGGCCACCGTTGCGGTCAGCGTCGGCCCCGACTTCGTCAGCCGCAACCGCCACGTGTCGCCACCCGAGTGGGCGCCCGCCGACGCGGTCGCCCCGGGCAGGCTCGTCAGCGTGCCACCCACCCGCTTCAGCAGCGCCAGGCCCACAACCGGGGACGTGCCCAGGTCGATGCGCGCGGCGTAGTAGTTCGACAGGTCCGAACCGATCAGCAGCCACGCCGTCGCCGGCGCGCCGGTCGCCTGCCCGATCAGCCACGACACGTCCACGGTCACGTCCGCGTCGGTCCACGTCGCCGGCAGAGTCACATGCCGTAGCACGTTCACCGACCCGTTCGACACCTGTCCGAGTCCGGAGCCGACCGAGTAGTCCGACGCCGAGCCTCCCGACGTTGACCACGCCTGGCCGGTGTCCGCGCTGCCCCACCCCGACGAGACGGTCCGGGTGAACCCGTCGACCACCGACGCCGCGATCGACGACACGGTGACCCGCTCACCGCCGACCCGCACATCCAGCGGCATGTCGCTGGCGTCGGTCGTCCACGGCCCATTCAGCGCCGTGGACGACAGCAGCAGCGACGTGGCACCGGCCGTGATCGGCTCAGCCAACGCCGACCCGTCCGCGGCGACCCGCTGCTGCCCGTCAACCGTCGCGATGTCCCACACCGCCGCCGGTGAGGTGTTGAACGTGACCGCCCACTCCCGGTAGCCGATCGTCTCCGCGTACCCCTCCAGCAGCACGTCGATGTCGTCGCCGACCGCCTGCGCCGGCGGGTTCACCACCGTCATCCGGGACTGCACGCGCGCCGACAGGACCGCGTCGACCAGCTCCGGCGACCGGGCCAGGTTCACCCGGATCGCCGGCCACCGCATCACCGGTGTGGCGCCGACGTGGACCCGCCACGACGCGTGGTCCAGCAGCGGCCGGTCGTCGTTCGCGACCGCGCTGCCCACGCTGATGGACACGTCCACGGACTGCTCGTACGGGCCGGCCGTGGCGACGCTGGCCGTGTCCTGCGCGGTGGCCTCCGACCCGTCGATCCGCCGCACCGTCACCCGGTTGCGGAGCAGCTGGTCGTCGTCGACCGGCTCGAACGGCGGCGCGACCTGCCCGGCCGCGTAGTTGAGCGTCAGCGCGGTGGCCCGGTTGTACCGCAGGTCCCTCGGCAGGTAGGCGAGGCCGAACCCCAGCTCGTGGAGCACGCCCTGGTCGGTGGCCTCACACTGCCGGTACAGGTCCAGCGGCGTGCCGGCCGGCTGCCAGCCCATCCGGGCCACCCCGGTCGCGGCGACCGCCGGCATCGTCAGCTGCACGCCGTCCTCCGCGCACAGCCGGGCCAGCCGCAGGTGCGCCGCCTCGTACCGGGCCGACAGGCCCACCGACTGGATCAGCTCCCCGTACGCGTCGGTTTCCGTCTCCAGCGAGTTGTACGGCACGGTGATGCCCGGCCACACCGCGAAGTGCCCAACGGTGACCGCGTCGGTGGCCGTGACCCCGGTCGGGTTCGACGCGATCGACGACACCCCGGCGAGGGCGCCGGCGATGAACACCGGCGTGTTCGGCCAGTACGTGATGAAGATGTTCCCGCCGACCTGCTCGGCGGTGACCGCGTACGCCGCCAGGCCGAACGGCAAGCTGCCGGTCACCATGGTGGTGGCCGATCCGGCCGCCGTGTAGGCGATGACCCGGCTGTCCAGGGCAGTCACGACGATCTGCCAGCGCACCCACGTGCCGCCGGGCGTCGTCCACTCGGCGACGACGAAGTTCCCGGAGATGATCGCCGGATCGACGTCGGCGCGCACGTGCACCGTCCAGCGGGTGGCGGTGGCCAGGGTGACCTCGCCGGGCACGTCGGCGGCGAGCCGGCCGCCGGCGGCGAGGTTCACCAGCGCCGACGACCCGTACCGCTGCACGTTGGTGGTGCCCGCGTCGGCGACCTGCACGAACGCCGCGCTGCCGGTGACGGTCATCGCCGGGTGCCCGGCGACCGCCGACGCCAACTGCTTCGCGACGGTGCCGTCTTCACCCGGCCAGTAGGCGGCCGGGGCGGTCGCGGCGATGGTGCGGCGCAGCGGCGACCGGGCCGGCGGCGAGCCCTGCGACAACCGGCGCAGCACCCCGTCGGCCTGGATCTGCACGGTGGAGTCGTTGCCGGTCGGGTCCCAGCGGGGCGGCCACGACGACACGAACCCGCAGAACCGGTCGACGTGCGCCGAGTAGTTGTCGAACGACACCGCCAGCGGCAGCGTGTTCGTGTTCCCGCTGACCAGCCACGACTGGATGCCCGTCTGCCCAGGGCCGGTGATCGCGTCGTCGACGGCCTGGAGGTGCCAGCCGGCCGGCTCCGTACCGGACGCCGTCCACACCTTCATCGCCAGCCGGTTCCCGACGACGCTCGCCCGCACCCGCAGCGGCACCCCCGCCGCGTAGGCGAGACCGGGCACCGGATCCAGCACGCCGACGTCGGTGAACGTGCCACCGACGACGCGGCTGATCTTCAGCATGACCTCGGTTGTGCCGGCCTTGAACTCGACGCGCAGCCAGTAGTAGTCCGGGCCGGCCAGGCTGTGCCGGGCGACGGCCCCCGTCACCAGCGCCGCGCCGGTGAGCAGCGCCGGCGTGGCGACGTCGAACATCTGCTCGACGTCAACCAGCGACGTGTCGAGGACGATCCGACGCAGCACGTTCACCGACGGGTGCGACATCAGGGCCACGCCGCCGGAGACCGAGAAGTTCCCGGGCGCGTTCGTCGCGACCGTCCACGCCTGACCGGAGTCGGCGGTGCCCCACCCGTTCGACGCGGTCCGGCCGAACGCGTCCTGCCCGCGCCGGATCCGCACCCGCAGCGGCGTGTTGCGGCCCAACCGGCCGTACCACTGCCCGTACGGGTTCCGCGGGGTGAAGTCCCCGGAGGTGTTGTCCAGCCGCATCGAGCAGCGGGCGGGGTCGATCAGGCTGGCCTCGTTCTGCCGGCCGGTGACCATCTCGATCCGGTCATCGACCCGCACCCGGGAGGTGATGTCCTGCCACGACCAGGTACCCGGGCTGGCCGCCGGGTCAGCACCCGGAGCGATCTCGACAACCACCGGCACCGGATCCGTGGGAAACACCGCCTACCCCCTCCCGAGGACTGCCTGGACGTTGCCGCCGCGGTCGGCGATCGCGCGGCGGAGCAGCTCGACGAGCAGGTCGTCGAGGCGACTCCCGCCGGACCGGAGTTCGATCACCGTGCGGCCGCCCGCGACCATCGCCGTGCCGCCGCCCGGCGCGCCGCCGCCGACGGCGCCGAGGCCGCGGCCGGACCGCAGCGCCGACCGGATCCGCTCGATCGCCCCGTGACCGCCGGCGGCGTCGACTTCCGCCGCCGTCAGCACGTGCTCGCCGGGGGCGAGCAGGTACGGCTGCGAGTCGACGCCCTTCGGGCCCGCGCCGGTCACCGGACCACCCGTGCTGGCCCCCTTCAGGCTGGTGCCGCCAGGCAGCTTCAGGTCGCCGTTGGACTTGTAGTACACGCCGATCGTGATGTTCTTGCTGTTGACCTTCCCCAGGCCGGCCTGCACACGGCGGATCGCCGCCTCGGCCGCCTTCGTCTGCACCGACACCGTGCGGTTGACGCTCGGGATGGCCAGCAGCTTGTCGGCCAGCCGGATCGCCGCCGTGCGGGACATGCCCATCGACTCGGCCGCCGCGATGAACGCGGCGCGGCCCTTCTCGGCCGCCGCGTTGGCTTTCTCCTGCGACCCGGTCTCGGCGAACACGGCGTCGCGCTTGCGGATCGCCGCGCGGGCGATCGCGTCGAGGGCGGCCTGATTCTCCCGGCCCTTCGCCGTGCCCGTGTCGAGGGTCTTCCCGTTGCGGGCGACCGCCTCGGTCGCCGCGTCGATGGCCTCCTCGAACGACCTGTTCGCGTCGCGGGAGTCGAGGGTCTTGCCGGCGAACTCGTCGAGGATCTCCGACAGGGACCGGACCTCGGCGGCGGCGCCGGCCGCCCCCTCCTCGACCTTTTGCAGGCCGCCGAAGATGTCGTCGCCGGCCTGGGCGCCGGCGTCGCCGGAGCCCTCCATGGCGGCTTTCAGCTCGTCGATCTTCTTCCGGCCGTCGTCGATCTGCCCGCCGATCCCGGGCATCCAGCCCCAGATCTTGTCCGCCACGTCGAGCGACGCGTCGCCGGTCTCGACGACCACCCGGTAGAGGTTCGCGAACGCCGACGTCATCCCACCGACGAAGCGGATGCCCTCCTCGATGACCATGAACAGCCAGCGCAGAGCAGACGCGCCCTCGTTCGCGTTGTCGGAGAAGTCCTCCAGCACGTCGGAGATCGCCCGACCGATCCGGGGCAGACCCTGCCCGATCTCCCGGATGATGGGCCCGGCCGCCTCGGCCGCCCGGCGGATCCCCGGCGTGATCTCCCGAACGAAGTCGGCGACGCCCCGCGCGAGCGGAACCACGTACCGCGACGACGCGGCCAGGGTCGCGTCGATCTCGTCCGACACGTCGTCCCAGGCGTCGCGGAGCACGCCCAGGCCGTCGATCGCGGGGCCGACGAACCGGCCGCCGGACTCCTCGAGGTCGCCGCCGACGATGTCGGCGAGCTGCTTCCCGGCCGCCTGCACGCGGGAGTCCTGCGCGGCGAGCTTCAGGCCGCCGACCACACCGCCGACGCCGACACCGCCGACGACCGCGCCGGCCACCGTGGCGGACAGGGTCGGGACGAGCACCGCGGCGAGGGAACCGCCGATGATCGCGCCGGCCGGGCCCATCGGCGCGCGGGCGATCAGCGGGCCGATCCGCGTGACGAACGAGGCGGCGAACCCGGAGGCTGCCTCCTCGCCCTCCTTGTCCATGTCGGGCAGGAGGTCCCGCGCCTTGGTCAGCTTCCGCAGCTCGGTCTGCTGCCGGCGGATGGCCTTGGTGATGTCCATCCGGTCGGCGGCGTCGGAGGTGCGCGCGAACGCGACCGCCAGCTGCTTCAGCGAGTCGTCGACGTCGGCGATCTGCCGGTCGAGGTCCTGGGCGTCCTTCTCCGTCGCGTCGAGGCTCTTACCGAACCGGTCGAGGCCGTCACCGGCCCGGTCCGCCATCCTCGCCACGGTCTCCTCACCCAGCAGCCGAATGAGGATGTCACGCTTGTCCACCGTGCCCCCTCAGCGCTGGGTGTTGGTTCATCAGGGCGTCCCGCTCAGACGACGGGCCCAGGGCGAGCAGGTGCGCCTGTAGCTCCCGCAGCGTGCAGTCGCGTTGCGCGGCCGGGCTCAGCGCCACGTACGCGCGGGACAGCTGCGGGCCGATGTCGTCGAGCAGCTCCGCTACTCCTCGCTCGGCGCAGGCGAGGAGGGCTGCTCCGGGGGGTCGGCATCACCGGCCGCAGCCGGCAGCTCCTCCCAGTCGGCGAGCAGCACCATCGGGTTCCACTCGGCGAACGGCCGGACGTCGGGGTCGGCGAGGCGGCGCGCGACCCACGTCTGGGCGAGGTCGGCGTCGGCGAAGCCCTGCCGGGACCGGCCGATCATCGCCCGGATGCTCATGCCGATCTCCCGCTCGATGTCGGTCAGCTCCCGGGCGGGCAGCCGCACCAGCGCGGACTCGTCGTAGGTGGTCCACCCGTCGCCGTACTCGGCGTGGTCGTCGGGGTGGAACCGGAACTGCAGCGGCGGCGCGAGGATCATTTCAGCCTCTCGTGATCTGGTCGGCGACCCAGTCGACGACCCGCTGCATCTCCCGGGTCACCTCGGGCATCAGCCGGTCGGCGGGCCGGTCGACGAAACCCTTGCGGACCCGCTGGGCCACCCACGGGTTCGGCAGGGATGTCGCCTTGTAGCGGGCGTGGTTTTTCAGCGGGCGGGACCGGCCGAACACCGGGTGCCGCAGCACGCCGGCGTTCAGGCGGGGCACGTCCCGTTTCTCCTTGCGGCCGTCGCCGTAGACGCGGACGGTGACCCGCGCGGTGTGCCGCGTCTCGGTGGTCGCGGTGCGGAACCGCAGCGAACGGGACAGCGTCGGCGCGTACCCGGACGGCATCGCCTTGGGTACCTCGGCGCGGACCGCCGGGGCGAGCTTGTCGCCGGCGGCCTTCAGGCCGCGGCGCAGCTGCCCGCCGAGGCCTCGGTCGCCGACGTCGCGCAGCGCCTGGCGGACGGTGTGCAGCTGCGCCTGACCGGCGACCCGGACGACCATCGGTCAGCTGGTGGCGCGGGCGAGCGCGCCGGCGCCCTGCCAGGTCACCGAGTTGGTGGCCAGGTCCCCGACCGAGTTCCCGATCGGGTTGTGCGCCGAGATCAGCACGGGCCCGCTGTACTGCGGGTTCGTCGCGCTGTTGGCCGCGCTGGTCGCCTTGATCGTCACCGTGACGACGGTGCCGAGCAGCGGCCACAGCGTCGCATCGACGGCGCCGGCGGCGAAGTCGGAGTTGAACTCCAGGTTCACCGACCAGTCCTTCAGACCACCGATCCGGGACCGGTAGCTGTCGCCCATGGCGGTGTCGTCGAGCTGATCGGCCTGCACGTTCAGGGTGGCCTGCCGCACGTAGCTGGACAGGTCCACCGCGTTGACGGTGACCTTGGCGTCGGTGAACGCGAACGAGGGCATCGTGTTGCTCCTTCAGGATGCTGCGGGTCAGGACCCGATGGCGATGACGCCGGCGACCTGGAAGGTGCCGGTGATGGCGGAGACGTTGAGCCGCCAGTACGTGTCCGTGATCGGGCCGGGCACCCGGGCCAGCCACAGCCCACCCGCGGCCGTGGCGGCCGGGAACGTGCCCCGCACCGTCGGGCTGGAGAACCCGGCGGTGGTGGCCGACTGCACCTGCACGGTCATCGTGGTGCCGGCGGAGAACACGTGCAGCGCCGCGTACAGGAACTGGTTGGACGGGACCGCGCCGAGCTGCTGCACGGAGCCGAGCGCGCCGGTCGCGGACGCGTTGCCCTTGGCCTTCGCGACCTGGCCGCGCACGAGGCCGTCGCGGTTCGTGCCGGCCATCGACAGGCTGAACGGGGTCGCCGCGCCGACCTGCCCGAACAGGTCGTAGGTGAACTTCCCGACCATCCCGCTGTACGCCACCGACCCCTCCGCGCTGGTGGGCGCGAACGTAGCCGGCCGGTCCGGCACGCCCAGGTCGAGGAACGCCTGCGGGTCCGGCGCCGCCGTGGTGGCGGACTGCCAGAACCCGGCGATCTGCGCCTGCACGGTCCTCAGGCCGCCGATCCGCTGCCGGTAGCCGCCACCGCCGAACGTGGTGGTGTCGAGCTGCTCCGCCTCAGCAGACACGTTGATCTGGTTGATGTCGGTGGTGAAGTCGTACCCGGCCACCCAGCAGGTGGCGTCGGTCAAGGCGATGCTGGGCACGTGGTCACACTCCCGAGGCCATGATGCGTACGGAGAAGACACCGCCGATGTAGCCGGCCAGGCCGGCGTCGACGAGTCCGTCAGGGTCGAAACCGTCGACGACCAGGTCGTCCACGAGGCCGCCGAGGGTCTGCGCGCCGGTCGTCTCCCGGTCCCCCTCCAGGGCGGCCCGGATCGACCGCGGGCCGCCCTGGGACGCGAACTCGGCGAGGAGGTGCTGGCCGGCCCGATCGAGCTGGCCGGAGACGAGCAGCACCACCCGGAACGTCAGGGTGTAGTGGGCGCGGCCCATCGTTTCCCGGTAGGGGATCGCGGGCACCAGCGGGAACGCGGCCGGTGGCAGCGGGTCACCCGGGGCGTGGTCGGCGGTCCGCAGCCCCCGCACCGTCTTCAGCCGGGTTTCGATGCCGGTCATGATCTGCGGGATCGTCGTCGCCATCACGCCACCAGCACCGGGCGGCGCCGGTACGCCGACAGCAGCGCCTCGACGATCGGGTTCGGGCGGACCCGGACGGGCCCGTACTCGCCGTACCCGGCGACGCCGAACGCCATCGTGCCGAGCTTCAGCAGATCGGTAGCCATCACCGCGGCGGCCTGCCGCACCTCGGCCGGCACCTCCGGCCACCCGAACACCCCGGTCACTCGCACCCGCGCGGCGCCGCCGCAGTCGTACGGGAACGTCGACGAGCCGACCGCCCGCAGCAGCGTGTAGGGGCGCGGCGGGTAGCTCGGGTTCGGCGGGCCCAGCTCGTAGTCGCCCGGCGTCCACACCGTCTCATACACGCCGTCCGCGTCGGCGTCGACGGCGACCGACGTCACCGACACCACGTCGTCCAGGTCGACCCGCCACCCGGAGCGGGCCGGGAACACCCGGGTGCCGTCGGCGCGCCAGAACGAGCGGCCGCACCACTGGTCGATCCACCGCGACGCCGTCGCGCACGCCTCGACGATCTCCGAGTCGCGGGTGTCGTCGTCGGGGTTGAACTGGCCGACCCGGGAGCGCAACTCCTCGGGCGTGCAGTACAGCCGGCCCAGGTCCGTCGACTGCACGGTCCACGTCCCGGCGACCGCGTCTGAGGCGGCGCCGGTGCCCACCCACACGTACGACCAGACACCGGCCGTCGTGCACGGGATGTCCTTGGAGTAGACGCCGGCCGACCCATGGCCGAGCTGCCCACCGGTGTAGGTGGTCGGCGAGCCCGCCGGGTCGGTCACGACCAGGGTGACCGTCGTCGGGTCGGTCGGGGTGCCGTCGACGGTGAACGTGTTGGTCAGCCGGGCCAGCTCGGCGGCGTCCGCGTAGAACACCTCAGCCATCGGTCACCTCCGGGGTGCTGTCGCGGGTGGCGGTCACGGCCGACGCCGACCGGCCGTACGGGGTCACGGCGGCCCGGCCGGTCCGGCCGGTCACCGCGCTGGTGCTCGCCAGGCCGGCCACCTGCGGGCGGGATCCGCCGCGGACCTGCGCGCCAGGCGAGTAGGCGGTCGACCCGGTCGCGGCCAGGACGCCGGCGGCGGCCAGGGCGGGGCGGCCGGTCAGCCGCAGCGTCGGCAGCGCGGTGGCCGTCGACCCGGCGGTGAGCGTCGCGCCGGCGAGGATCCGCCGGACGCCGGCGGCCGTGACGGTCGACGTCGCGGCCAGCGCAGCGGAGCCGGTCACCGCCAGCGCGCCGGTCCCCGTCACCGTCGCCGAGCCGGCGAGCGCGGCGGAGCCGGGCGTGAGGACCAGCGCGGTGGCCGCGAGGTCGGAGTCGGCGACCATGTCGCCGGTGCCGGTGGTGTTGTTCCCGGCGGTGGCCAGCAGCGCGCCCCGGCCGAGGAGCGCGGCGCCGGCGGTGATCCGCTGCACGCCGGCAGCGGTCAGCGCGGTGGTGCCGGCGAACGCGGCCGTGGCCGGGATCCGAACCGCCCCGGTGGCAATGAGCGTCCCGTCGGCGGCCGGCGAGGCCTGCGCCGGCACGAGGACCAGCGGCGCCGCGGCGAGCGCGGAGGTGGCGGCCAGGGCGGCGGTGCCGTTGCGGCTGCCAGCGGCGTCCGCGTCGACCATGCCCGCTCCGGTGAGCGAGGCAGCACCGAGGTACCGCACCGCGCCGGCAGCGGACAGGGACCCGGCCGCCGCGGCGGCCGCACCAGCGGGGGCAACGGCCCGGCCGACCGCGGTGAGGGTCGCGGAACCTACGGAGGCGGCGCCACCGGTGACCCGGACCGCCCCAGCGGCCGACAGGGCCCCGGTCGCGGTGAGGGTTGCCGTGCCTGGCTGCCGGATGACTGCCGCGGCCGACAGCGCCGCTGAGGCGGCCAGCGCGGCAGAGGCGGGCACCCGCACTGTCGCGGTCGCCGTCAGCGCGCCGGCGGCCGACGTCGACGCGCCGGCTGGCTGGACCGCGGCCCCGCCAGCCGACAGGGCGCCGGCTGCCGCCGTGGTGGCCGTGCCGTCGAGGGTGACGCTGGCCGGGAGCACCTCCACGAGGCCGACGACCATCGACGAGCTGATGGAGTTGGTCACCGCGACGGACTCGCCGCCGTAGCTGCCGGCCGACGGGGTCAGCTGGTAGGCGGCGCCCAGTCGCAGGTTCGCGCTCCCGGTCGACCGGGAGGTCGCGACGTCGACCACCTCGGTGTACGCCGCGTCGAACGTCAGTCCGTTCGGGATGGTGCCCGACGCGACCCGCGCGTGGGCGAAGCAGTGCAGCGCAGACCCGGCCGACACTCCCGTAAGCGTCGGAAGGGCCGCCGAGGTGCCGGAATCGGTCGCCGCCGAGGCCTGCCCGATCGGGTTGGCCGTGTCCGCGCCCCGGTAGGCGACCATCGACCAGCCGCCCGTGACCGACCCCGAGTTGCTGATCGTCGGGGCGCTGTCGCCGGCCTGCAACACCCGATACCAGGTGTACGTCCGGGAGCCGGTCGACTCGTTGGTGGGGTTGCTGATCCCCGGGACCGCGGTCCAGCCGGACGGGGTAGTCATCGTCAGGTTGGTGGCCGAGACGTGGCCGGTCAGAACCGCCACATCACCGGCCGCCCACCCCGACGGCAGGCTGGTCGTGAACGAGGTGGTGGTGGCGGAGCCGCTGGTGCCGGAGGTCGCGTCGACGTACGAGACAGCCACCACTACCCCCGCCTCAGCTCAGAGGGACAGCCTCCACGTTGTGCGAGCCGCAGTCCTGACAGCGGAGGGCGACGCCTTTGCCGTGCGGACCCTGGCGCAGCTGTAGGTTCTCCAGCCGGTTGTCCCGCTTGTCGCCGTTGATGTGATGCACCGTCTCGTGCTTCCCAAGCGGACGCCCGAGTGCTCGCGCCATGACTAGACGGTGCTCCAGGACGTACCCCTGGTCGATGCGCATCGAGGCGAGCGGATCATCGCGGGAGACCTTCACGGCGCGATAGCCGTGGATCAGGGTCACCCCGCCCTTCCACGAGGGGTGCTGCTCGCCGCGGAGGTTGTAGGGCCGGTTGACGGGCTCAATCCCCTGTGCAACCAAGAACTTGGAGACAATCGGCTGGCTAAACCCGAGCCTCTTCGCGATCGAGGTCTGAGATTCCCCACCGTGCCAGGCCCGAATCACCTCGGCCTGCTCGTCCGGCGATAAGTGCCTCCAGGCTGCTCGGCCCGGCTTCCTCGTCTCGACGCCCACTCGCAGGAGTGCGTTCCGGATAGTGATGTGCGAGCCGCCGTACTCGCGTGCAAGCGCGGGGAGGCTCGCGCCGGCCTGGTACTTCTGCGCCATCTCTCGGACCTGGGAGTCCGTGTGGATTCTTCGCACGTTTCATTTTACTACGTGCGCAGTGGAACTACGAAAGGCTGACGGAGATCGCCCCAACGCTGATCTGGAAGATGTTCCCCGCCGCCACGGTGATCGGCTGGCCGGTGAACGTGCCGTACCACCAGCGCAGCGGCGTGCCGGCCGAGTCCCAGATCTCCACGCCGACGATCGACCAGCTGCCGCCGGAGGAGTTCGTCCACTGGAGCGTGGACGTGGGGCCGGTGGTCGCGCCGGCCGACGCCGCGCTGAACGTGATGGTCGAGCCGCCGGCGGTGTAGCCGGTGCCCGTCAGCTCGGTACCTGCGGTGGTGGCGGTTGGCGCGGTGCCGGTCGTGAGTCTGACCTTCGCCGCCCCGGTGAACATCGTCGGGCTGCTCGTGCCCAACGTCAGGTCCAGGATTTTGTTCGCTTGCGCTTGAACGATCGCAGGCATGTCAGATTCCCCCTTCCCCTCAGAGCTTCGGGATGGCGAGCAGGCTGAGGTGAACCGGCGTCGAGGACGACGTGGTCGCGTAGAGCTGCCGCATGTTGGTGACGTCCTGGTACAGCACCTCGAATCGGTACTCCACCCCCTGGAGCAGCTCGAAGCCCCCGCTTGTCGCGTTGACGGCGGGACCGCCGATGAAGATTCCGCTGTCTTCAGCACGCAGGAGGACGTCGAGGCGGCCTTCGGGGCACCCACTCAGAACCGTTTCGGTCACGCTGGAATCCGCGATCTGGATCCGTCGGGCAATCGTCTGGAGCATGGTCTACCTCTTCCTGCTGTTCGCCGGTGGCGGCTGCGGCGCGCAGCACGATCGGACCGGAATCGATGATTTCCATGAGGTCCCTCACCGGGCGGGCCCGGACCGGCGTTCGGCCCGGGCCACCGCTCGGCTACTTGTCGGTCGGCTTCTCGGCGGACTTGTCGGCCGGCTTGGCCGCCGACTTGTTCGGCGCCCGCCGGCTCCGCTTGGCCGGCTGGTCGGCGGCGTCGCCGGCGACCTCCCGGTAGGCGTCCCGGTCGGCGTGCGCCACCCGGTCACCCTCCACGTACGCCACCTCGGCGGCGTCCGGGTGGTCCTCGGCGACCAGCTCCCCGTCGGCGGTCCGCATGACCCGCACGGCGGCGACGTCCCGGTCGTCGGTCTGCCCGGCGGCGTGCTCCCGCACGATCGCCACCGGCGAGGTGTGGTCCCGGCCGGGCGGCGGCGGGATCGACCCGGCGTCGACCAGGTCCGCCGCCTCCGCGATGCGGTCGGTGGCGGCGTCGGCCGCCGGCGAGCCGGGCGCGTTCGCGATGACCCGCTGCGCGTCGGCGATCTGCGTGGCCAGCCGGTCGTGCATCAGCCCGGGCACCTCGTGCCCGGCGGTGTCGCCGGCGACCAGGGCGCGGTAGGCGTCCAGCTCCCCGTCGGCGACCGGGTCGCCGACGCCGTACGCGAGGTACGCGCCGCGCGGGTCGTTCTCCCGCACCAGCTCGCCGTCGACGGTGCGGTAGACCCGCAGCTCCGACTTGGTGTTCTCGGCCATGGTGTGGCCCTCCTGATCTCTGATCGTGGTGATGGACAGCGCCATGGCGGGCTACCGGTAGAACACGACGACGCGGAACTTGCCCGCGGTCAGCGCCGCCGTCGCGATGGTGATGTTCAACCGCCGCGCGGCGGTGGTCTTGATGGTGGTCGCCCCGGTGAACGCCGGGATGATGGACTTCCGGCCGACCGTGAGGCCGGCCGGTGCGGTCGCGGCGAGGATGTCCGCCGCGCCCTCGGAGTTCACGGCCACGGTCGCGGCGCCACCCGAGGTGACCGCGGTGTCGACCTCGACGTAGCCGCCGAGGATGACCGCGCCGGCCGGGACCTCGTTGCCGACCGCGTCGCCGGGCCCGCCGCGCAGCTGGATGGTGCTGACCGCGCCGCCGTCGCGGGCGAAGTCGTACTCACCCTGCGCGGTCTTGATCCCGCTGGTCTGCTCGATTTGAGGCATCTGCCTTGTCTCCCTTCACGGCGGCGGGCCGGACAGCAACGCCGTCCGGCCCGCCGGGTGCCGTCTCAGATGCCGGTGACCGTGCAGACCGCGATCGGCCGGTACGGGATGAACGCGGCGCGCATGTCCGCGCGGACCGCCTGCTTGCCCTCGACGAAGAACGTGCCGTGCGAGTTGGAGACCTGCACGGTGACGCCGCGGCGGATCGACAGCTCGACGAACGTGGTGTCGAGCGTCAGGCCGGTGCCCTCGGTCTGCGCCTGGACCTGCGCGACCGGCACACCCCACAGCCGCTCCGGGCCCGCCTCGGACGGGTTGCCCCAGATGTAGACGCCGTCGGCGGTGCGGAGCAGCCGGATGTCCATCCAGTCGTTCGGGTGCATGACGTGCAGGTCGGGGACGGCCTGGCCGGTGACGCGGATCTTCGTCATCGCCTTGTAGAACGCGTCCGGGGTCGGGTCGGCGCCCTTGGCCTGGGTCTGGATGCCGACCACGTTGTTCAGGCCGCGCAGGTTCGGGGCGGTGCCGTTGCCGACCAACAGCTGCCCGTCGAGGCGCTGCCGGAGCATGAACCGCAGCCGGTTGTCGATGTAGCCGCGGACCTGGTCGACGTCCTCCAGCTGCTCGTCGGTGACCGGGATGAACGTCGAGATCTTCCGCACCGGGCTGGACTGCTCGGTGAGCGCCAGCGCCGACTCCGGGAACGTGCCCGCCTCCGCCGTCTCGGCCGCGTTGTTGGTGAACGTCGTCTCCTCCATGTAGACGACGGCCGCCTGCGCGGTGGTGGTGGTCGGGATGTAGTCGAGCAGCTGCACCGGGCGGGTCGCGAAGTCCACGATCCGGCCGGTCCGGTTGGTCTCCGGCAGCCAGCCCGCGCTGGTCTGCATCAGGGTCTTCAGGTCGATGTCGAGGTTCGCCTCCGGGCCGTTCTGGCCCTGCCGGCCAGTGAACGCGGCCGACTTGACGAACAGCTCGCCGAACGACGCGGGCAGCTCGGTGTGGCCGGGCTCGCCCCGGCGGTCGCCCTTGCGGCTGTCCGGCTCGGAGCCCTTCTCCTGCCCGCCGGCGGCGCGGCGCCGGCCGGCGGCCTTCGCGACCTGGCGCAGGCCCTCGACCTCCTGGCCGATCTCGTCGATCTCGGCGTTCTTCGCCTTGATCCACGCGACCTTGGCCTGGGTGTCGCCCTCCAGCGACTTCACCAGCTTCATGTCGTAGGAGGGACCGGCCTCGTCGAGGACGGCGAACAGCTCCTTGTTCTTCGCGTCGAGCTTCTCCTGCGCCTCCTTGAGCGCCGGGAAGTCGATGACGTCGGTCATGGTCATGCTCTCCTTGTGCGTGCGATGGCCCGCAGCAGCTCGCTGGCGGCCTGATCGGCCAGGGCCTGGGAATCGATGTCGGGATCCGGGCCGGCGCCCTTCAGCGCCTCGTACGCCTCGTGCAGCCGGCGCAGCTCGTCGCCGAGCTGGTCCAGTGCGGCGACGTTGACCCGGGACAGGGACTTACCTCGCTCAGCGCGGAGAGCGCCCACTCTGCTTGCGCTGGTGATCGCGTCGTCGACCACGCCCATGGCCGCCAACGCCGTCTGGATCTCGTGCAGCAGCAGCCCGTCGCCGGACTTCGCCGCCAGGGTGCGGGTGCCGATCCCGGCGCCCGCGAGGACCGGCGACACCTCGCCGGCGCCCAGCTGCTCGAGGAACCGCACCTGCTGGCCCTCGAACTCGCCGTAGGAGTGCTTCAGCGGGTGGACCGAGTAACTCCACTCCTGAAGTTCACCCATGGCCTTGACGGTGCGGAAGGTGTCCGCGCCGTGCTGGGTGTCCATGAAGAACTGGCCGTCGAGGATCGCCTCCGTCGACGTGGTGCGGACGGTGCCCTTGCCGACCGGCAGGACTCCCATCCACGACTGGTGGCCGTAGGCGGAGATCTTCCACTTCGCGCCGTCCTCGAACGCGCCCGGGCGGGTGACGTCGCGGTCGGAGTCGATGACGTTGAACGTGCTGAACACCGCGCTGACGGTGCCCTTGTCCTCGTCCTTGATCTCGACTCCACGCAGGGCCTTGACCTGCATCACGCCACTCCCATCAGCTCGTCGAGCCGGGCCACCATCGGTGCGAGCGCGTCCATGACGGCCGCGCCCTCGGCGCACATCCAGCCCTCGCCCCGCTGGACCATCGGTTCTTGGTGGCACGGGCACTGCGGCACGCCGTCGACGACGTTGACCGGCACCGCGTGCGCGATCTTCTTGACTTCGAACGTCACGCCGCGCCTCCTTCGATCGACGGGTCGCCGCCCTGCTCGGTGCCGGGCGGCTGAAGCTGCACGCTGAACAGGCCGGAGTGCCGGCCGACCAGCCGGGTGATGTCGTCCGTGCGGAGGAACTCGACCGCGGCGTCCGGGTCGTAGCCGGCGTCCAGCAGCGTCCGCAGCGCCTGCGACCGCGTCTGCTGGATCTGCGCCACGTCCTTCGCGTCCTCCCGCAGGAACGCCGTGTCCCGGGTGTCCGGCACCAGCTCGGCCGCCTCGGACGGGCGCGGGAACAGCGTCTCCAGGCTCGCCGCGGCCTCCCGCCAGAGGTGCCGCATCGTGCCGTCGCCGACGTTGCGGCGCGCCGCGCTGTAGTTGCCGGCGTTCAGCGATGACCCGGACAGGCCCTCGGAGAGGCCGACGACCACCGGATGCACGCCGGCCGCCGCGGCGATCCGCGTTTCACCGCCGCCCTGCACGGCCTTGAAGTCGAGCTTCTGGAGGTCGACGCCGCGCATCGTGACGTCCGCGCCGCCGCCGAAGAACAGCGTCTTGTAGGCGTTGCGGGGTCCCTCGTGCTGCATCTTGAACAGGTCGACGAACTCGGCGAACTGCTCCGGCGTCACGTCCTTGTCCAGCGACACCACGGTGCTCAGCGCGGCGCCGTTCTCGAAGAACCGCGCCTTGTGCTCGGTCGCCGCCAGGTCCGCGCCGATCTCCCGCAGCACCGGCGTCAGCCACGACATGCCCCGGAACCGGGCGGCCGGATCCGGGATCGGCGAGTAGTGGCACACCTCGCCGGGCGTCAGCAGCACCGGCTGGGTGCGCACGCCGGCGATCCCCGACGTCGGCGGCTCGTAGATGATCCCCACGACCTGGGCGTCGAGCGCGTACGGGTCGTCCGAGTGCGACCCGATCACCAGCGTCACCCAGTTGGGTCGCAGCCGCACCAGCCGCCGACCCGGCCCGCGCGCCGCCCGACCGAACCGGCCGGCGTCGTCGCACCACGTGATGTACGAGTTGCCGGCGTAGGTGGCGTCCATCTCCATCCACGCCAACAGGTTCGCCAGCGACCCCGTCGGCCAAGGCCTGCGCAGCAGCGCCAGGTCCGGCGAGTCGTAGAACGGGCCGAGCTGCCCATCAGCGCGGTCCCGCCACCCGAACTGCACATCGACGAACACCCGCAGCCGCGCGTAGTTGCAGGAGAACACCACCGCGTTGGCCTTCCCGGCGCCGGCGACGTACCCCTCGAACTCGTGCTCGATCTGCTCCCGGTCCGGCGCGCCCGACCCGAGCAGCGCCTGCCGCAACGCATCCAGGCGCCAGAACGGCGGCTCCACGAACGTGCCCTTCGCGCCGGCCGGACCGACCATCGCCCGGTGCCGGGCGGACACCCGGTCAAGCATCGACGCCATCGGCCCGCCTCACCGCCTCGATCCGCTCGGCGCGGGCCTGCCGGGCGTCGTCCCACCCGACCTTGACCGCCGCCGCGCACCACGTCACCGCCAGCCACAACGCCGCGAACACCGCGTACGCGGCCCGGCCCAGGCCGACGAGCAGCGCGGCGAGCAGCCCCAGCAGCGTCCGCCCGGGCGACCACTGGCGGGCCTGCGCGGTGATCCGGTCCACCCGGTCACCCGGGGTCACGTCCGTGTAGTCGAGCACCGTCACCGCGGCCCCCTCTCGTGTCAGGCGAACGCCGCCATCGGCATCCGCCGCGACGGCCTGTGCACCCGGGGCGTCGAGTGCCCGAACAACGCCAGGCTGACCGCGGCCAGCGGCGTCACGTCGACCGCCAGGTCCCGGCGCTGCCACGCCCACGACCCGCCGACGTCCCGCTTCACCGCGCCGCGGACCGCGTCGGTCAGCTCCAGCTGGCCGATGTGCGACACGTCTCGGCCGTCAACGTCCCTGCCGGCCACGCCGTCGAACAGCAGCCCGCAGCCCGTCACCGCGTCGGCCGCCGTCGCCGGGTGAACCGTCAGGCCGGCCTTCACCGCCGCCTCCGCGGTCACCTTGTCGTCGACCACGACCACCGACGGCTGCCACCGCTCCAGCTCCTTGAGCCGCGGCACGATCCATGCGGTCCCCGGCCGGTAGTCCAGAACGCCGTCACGGCCGGCCACCTCGACGTGCCGACCGCCGAGCGTCGACGCGCCAGCCACCCCGATCGCCGCGTACGACCGGTCCGGCGGCACGTACACGCCGAACGCCGGCCGTCCCGTCAGCTGCGACTCCGGCCGCTCGGCCGCCGACCACTCCGAGTGGCCGATGACCTTCCACTCGTCGTCGAGGTTCTCCACCCGCTGGCACAGCACCTCGGTGCGGAACACCGCCTCCGGGTCCGTGCCGAGCGCCGACGCGATCGCCTGCTCGGTCACCGTGTAGCCCAGCGACGGGTTGGCCTGCGCCCACGCCGACCGGTCCCACAGCCGGCAGTCCGGCCGGTGCGGTTCGCCTTCCGGGCGCACGCACGTGCACTTGACGTCGTCCGGCGCCGACCACTCGAACAGGCCCAGCGACGGGTCCGCCGTCTCCGGGTTCGCCGCGGCCGCGCGGGCCTTGCCCTGCAAGTCGTTGAGCACCACCGACTTGTCGTCGCCGGCGTTGGAGAACGCCCAGATCTGCGCGTTGGCGCGGGCCATGGTGGTCTTCGTGACCGCGCCCCAGGCGTCCCAGCTGTGGTGCTCGCGCAGCTCGTCGAGGTTGACGTCATCGCCGGCGAGACCACGGCCGCCCTTGCGGGTTGCCGCGGCGATCTTCCACCGCGACCCGTGGGCCAGCTTCAGCGCCTTCTTGCCGTTCGTCTTGTCGACGTGCGCGATCTCCGATGCCAGGTCCGGCACACCCTCGGCGATGTCGACGGCCCGGTCCCACGACTCCTCGGAGATGTCGAGGTTCTGCGCCGTGCCGATGACTAGCGGCACCCGCAGCACGTACATCTTCCACAGGTTCTTGACCTCGATGATCGTCGTCTTGCCCTGTTGTCGGGACACGAGGATCAGCACCGTGCGGAACCGGAACCGGCCCGACGGCAGCACCTCCAGGGCGTGGATCAGCAGCCACCGCTGCCAGGGCAGGGGCGGCACGCCGATGATGTCGGCGCCGAAGTCGACCGCAGAGAAGCCCTTCGAGGTGGCCGGCGACAGCGCGCACCCGCACCCGCACGGCCCGGGCGGCCCGGTCACCAGCGGCGGCGTCCACAGCCGCGGAGTGGTGCTACCCAGAAGGGTTGGCGTCGGCGCGTAACTGAGCAAGGCGACCCCCCACGGGCTTGTCGGCCTTCAACGCCTTCCGGGCGCCCGGCGCGCCGCCGAGGTCCCTCAGCACGCCCTGGAGCTGCGGGCCCAGCCAGCCGACGGTCTTCGTCACGTCGCACATCGCTTCGAGGGCCTTCAGCCGCTTGTACGCCGACTCGTCGCCGGCCAGGTCGCGGCGCAGCTCGTCGAGCTGGTCGGCCCGGTCGATGGCCTTCTCGATCTCCTCGGCCTGGCGCAGAGCGAGGGCCTTCATCGCGGCGTCGGCCGGCGTCAGCCAGGTCATCTCGTCGACGGCCGCGCGGACCGCTTCCCGCAGGTCAGGAGCGCGCTCGCGGGGCGGCTCTTCGGGCACGACGGCGAGCTTGCGGCTTCGGGTCACGGGGGGTCACCTCCTGTCGACGACCGGTACGGGGGTGGGCGGGGAGAGAGGACGCCTGACGGAAAGCGATGGGTCAGGGTCCATCACTCTGCGTGTGCCACCCGCCCCCCTGTCCTCCACCCAGGGTCACCATGGGCGTGAGGTGATCGCGTTGGTGTTGCGCTTCGGCTTTGGTGCTCGTGGTTGGCGGTTGGCCTGGGCCTTGGCCTGGCCTGCTCGCCTGTTGCAGGTGCGGTGGGCGAGGCCTCGGTAGCCACTGCGGTCGTCGGTGTGGTCGAGGTCGAGGTGCCTCGCTTGGTGTGGGTAGAGCGGCTTGCCGCAGGCTCGGGCGCAGGGCAGTGTGCCGACGTCGCGGAGGTGGCGGATGGCTGCTGCCCGGGCTTGCTGGTGGGCCCAGCCGTAGCCCCTCTCGGTGGTGGTGGGGGGCATGGTCACCTCCCCCCTTGGAAAGCGTGCCCCGGGTGTGCGAACGGCCCGGGAGCTGGGTGCTCGACCGGGCCGTGGGCAGAGTTCGCCTAGATCAGGTGGGTGGACAAATCATGCGGCGGTGAGGGTTCGTTCGTCAAGTCGTCGGGGTCGGCCGCGCCCTGATAGGTACTTCTCGGCTTCCTTGGTCTGGGCTTCGTCGAGGGGGTAGTAGACGTTGTGACCTGCGCGGATGCGGGTGAGGGGTTGTGTTTCGCGGTGGGGGTCGGCCCATTTGCGGATCATGTCGACGGTGATGTCGGGGCCGAGGGTGGCGGCGATCTGCGCGGCGGTGCCGTAGTGGCGGCCGTTGAGTCGGATCACGGATCGATTCTCCCTCGGGTGGCGGCGTCGGCGAGGGGGTGGTCGGGGCCCCAGATGTGCGGGACGCCGGCGGTGGGCTGGGCCATGCCGCAGGGGCAGTCAGGTCCGATGCAGACGCACTCGGGCACGCAGGTGACGGTCCAGCTCGGGCGGGGTCCGGTGGTGTGCGCTTGAAGTTGGCGGCGGGCGCAGCGGGGGCAGCGGACACCCGGGATGGGTTGGCCGGGCGGGTCGAGGTGGAGGGCCTGGCGGATGTGCTGGTCGGCTTCGTCGAGCCAGCGGGCGAGTTCCCTCGATGTGGCCGGCCGGAGGCTGGGCACGGCCCGGGTGAGCGCGTCGAGCGGGTCGCCGGCGGCCTGGAGGTGGAGGCGGCCGGCGAGCCAGGTCAGGGTGGCGGTGGTGGAGGCGGCGAGGCGGGCGAGGCGGCCGTCTCGGACCTCGGGCTCCAGGGTGCCGACGGCTGCCCGGCTGGCGGGGTCGCCGTGGCCGCCTTTGCCGGTGGGGCCGGGGATGGGTCGCCAGGCTTGGATGGCGCTGGCGGCGGCGGTGATGCGTGCTTCGGCGCGCCGTTCGGCGGCTTCTCGTGTGACCGCGGTGTCGAGGTGGTGGCGGGAGTGGGTCAGGTTCTGGGCGGCGCGGGTGGCGTGGTGCTGGTGCGGGTGCCGGGTCATGACGCCTCCGGCGGTGCGGTGACCTGCTCGGCGAGGGCGGCGAGCCGGTCGAGGGCGGACGGTCCGGTGGGCGTGGTGGGGCGTCGGGGTGGGATGGCGGCGCGGACGGCGGCGGCGCGGTCGCGGGCGCGTTGCGCTTCGTCGGGTTCGCGGGGTGCGCCGAAGGCGGGTCGGGTGCGCCAGTCGGGGTTGTCGGGGTCGGTGCTCGACGGTGGGTGCGTGGCGGTGGTGTTGGGGTTCGATCCGCCGCCGGGCGCCTGCCGCTGCGCGGCGGGCGGCGGATCGCTCGGGGACTCCCGTCCCCGCTTCCTTCGGGGCGGGGACGGGGTCGGGTACGGGGTAGGCGTTACTAACGCGTCTACAGGGGCGTCTACAGACGCGTCTCCGTGGCGTCTCGCCGAAGCGTTTCCGCTGCTAGGGGCACCTTCGGTGTGCATCGGGCCGCGTGGGTTGCCTCCACGGTTCGAAGGTCTCGAAACGGTAACGCCAGATGCGCCGTTACCTTCCCGTGACCCCGCCTGTCTGTTTCGGTCGGATGTGCCGCCGCCACCTGTAGACGCGTCGCGAGACGCGTCTACAGGTGCGTCTACATCGCCGTCTCGCTTCCCTCCGCGCTTCTTCTCCCGCCACCGCTGCTGGCGCTCCGCCTTGGCCTCCCGCTCCAGCATCACCTTGGCCCGCGACGGCTGGTATTCCAGCAGGTCATGCACCACGTACCCGTCAGGCGGGATCGGCCGGCCAGCTTCGGCGAGACGCTGCACGCAGCTCGGGCAGCGCTCGACGTCGCCGGCGTGGTGCCACAGGTCCCGCTCCACCAAGACGTCCGCGGCGCGCCGGGCCTTCGGGTGGATCTGGTCGACCTCGTGGGCGCGGATGACGCCGTCGGTGAGGTTCCGCGCGCACCAGAAGATCGCTTCGGAGCAGACGCGGTACGCGAGGTCGGAGAGTCCGGCCACCTTCCGGTGGAGCGGGAACTGGTCGTCGAATCGGACCCAAGGCATTCGGCTGTCGTCCTGTCTGTGCGGTGGTGCGGGTTGAGCGGGGCTGTGCGTGGGGCTATCGGCCGCGTTTCTTGCGGGGTGCGGGGCCGGGTGCGGCGGTGTGTTCCTTGCAGGTGGCGCAGGCGGTCGGGTACCACTGGCGGGCGCTGCCCTGGTTGGCGTAGGGCTGGCCGGCGGGGAACAGGTAGCCGCCGTCGCGGCGGCAGGTGCCGACGGGTGCGCGTTGGGCGATGGCGTCGTGCCAGGGGGCGGCGTTGATGTGGCGGCGGTCGTCGAGGAGGTAGCGGCGCCAGATGCCGCCTCGGCCGGGGACGTGGACGAGCGGGGACTGGTGGGTCATGGCCGGCTCCCGGTGGCGGCCGCGAGCACCGGTGCGCCGAGTCCAGGCGGGATGGCGTTGCCGACCTGGAGGAACTGCGAGGTCTTCGTGCCGTGCCACGGGTAGTCGGCGGGGAAGCTCTGGAGAATCGCGGCTTCGGTGACGGCGACGCGGCGCGTCTCCTCGCCGTTGGTCCACGACACGTTGTTCAGCCGCTGGCCGAAGAACAGCGTCCCGGCCGGCTCATCGAGGGGCCGGCTGCACGCGTTGTCGTTGGTGTTGTTCCGCAGCACCCACTGATCGCCGGTCTTGGTCGTGATGGTGGGCGCCGGTCGGTCGACCGTGACCGGAGGGGTCGGGTATGACGCGCCCCCCGGCCCCTTGCTGTTGGTGCGGCGGTCGACCGCCCAGCGAAGGTTGCCCGGCCGCGAGCAGTAGATGGTGGGGGCGGGCTCGTTGATGCTGCGGCCGGTCGCGTTGGTCTGCGCGCCGTTGACGAACTCCCACCGGTCGGCGTTGGACACCACGGTCGGCGCCGGGCGGTCGAGCGACCGACGGTAGGGCAGGCGACCCGCAGACGTCTCGGTCCGGTTCTCCGTCTCCAGGGTCCAGCCGGTGGCGTAGCTGTTGCCCTGCCCGTACGCCCAGCGGGGCGACCGGTCGCCGCAGACGGTCCGGGCGGGCCGGTCGACGCCGTCCCAGCCGAGCGCCTCGGCCATCGACACCCACGGCAGCCGGGCGCCGAACAGGGCGTCGGCCGGCGGGTGCTGCTCGTGGGTCGTCTCCGGCTGGAAGACCGGGCGCACCCGGGAGGCGACGAGCACGGCGCGGCGCCGGGTCTGCGGCACCCCGTAATCGGCGGCGTTGAGCACCCCCACCCACGCGGAGTAACCCCAGCCGCGGAGCACGTCGCCGATGTGCCGCCACAGGTCGAGCACCGGCGGCACCTGCTCCATGGCCACCCACTCGGGCCGTAGGTCGCGGATCCAGCGGACGGGCTGCGCGGCGTGGTGGCTGCGCTCGTCGGCCCACCCAATGCCGAAGTCGTCGCTGCCGGCGGCGTAGGCGTTGACGAGGTCGTGCACGCGGGCCTTGTCCTGCTCGCCTGCGCGCTTGCCGGCCATGGACCAGGCCTGGCAGGGCGGTGAGGCGATGAGGCCGGTGACGCGGCCTGCGAAGGGGGCGGTGGGGTAGGTGGCGATGTCGCAGCGGATGCGGGGGTGCCCGGCGCGGACGGCGGTGACGCAGGCGTCGTGCCAGATCTCCAGGCCGACGGTGCGCAGGCCGAGCCGTCGTGCGGCTTCATCCCAGCCGCCGGCGCCGGCGTAGAGGTCGAGGGCGAGCTGCTGGTGGGTCATCGGCTGATCCCGGGCAGCTCGACGGTCACGACGGGCCGCTCGTCGTCGGCAGGTCCGGATCCGGCGCAGCAGCCGATGTAGCCGCACGGTCCTTCGGGTAGGCCGTCGTCGCCGAGCGGCCAGCCTCGGGGGCAGACGAAGTCGTCGGGCTCGTCCACGGGTCAGCCCTCGGCCCGGTCGACGCGGTCGCCCACCCGCAGGCGGCCGTCGATGCTGTCCACCGTCACCGCGTACCGGCCGGGCGCCCCCGGCGGCCCGTCGAGTTCCTCGGCGGCCTCGTTGACCCGGCAGCCGAACAGGTCACCGAGGCGGCACGACAGCGGGTGCTTCAGCGTCCAGCCGTCGGCCCGGAGTTCGATGATGTGCCGCGGGTCGTCGTCAGCCGGAGCGAGCCGACCGGCGGCGGTCAGCGCCTCCAGGGCAGCGAGCAGGCCGTGCCGGTCGCAGCAGTCCTCGGTGTTCATCTCTGAGAGGCAGGCCTCCGCCGAGTGCTGGCTGAGGTGCAGGGTCCACGCCTTGGCGAACGTCTCGTGGAGGTCGTCGACGTCGGCATCGGTGTACGGCTTCTCGGTCATCGGTTCTTCCTCCGGATGAGGTTGGCGATCAGGGCCAGGCGCAGGGCCCGGTTGCGGCGGGCGCGGATCTGGAGCTGCACGAGGTGCCGGACGTGGTCGGCGCGGACCGCCCGGTCGCTCACGGCCGCTCCCCGGGCCAGGCGTGGACGTGGTTGCCGTCGAGCCGGGCGTGGCCGGTGCCGGCCGGGTGGGGACGCCGGTTGCAGGCCATCCCGTTCGGCTCGTTGACGGCGCCGCAGACGGGCTCGCCGGGGCTGGCGTAGTCGTGGCAGCGGCACACGCAGTCGACGTCGACGCAGCCGGGCAGACCGGTGAGGCACTGCATCGTGACCGGACCGGCCACCCCGCAGGGACCGTGCGGGGCGGTCATCGCCGCCGCCACTTCGCCGCGTCCGGGCAACTCGCGAAGTGCGACTTCCGCAGGTCCTTCCGGCCGAACGCCCGGTGCGCCGGCAGCACCCGCGCCACCAGCCGCGACCCGACCTGCTCCAGCAGCACCGTGCCGTCCGACGTCGGGGCGGCGTCCACGGGCATCGGCTTCCCGCGCTCCGTGGTCGCCCAGATGACCTGGGCGGGACACGACTTGCACCGCTCGGTGGGGTAGGCCGGGCCGGTCACCGGGTCACGCCCAGGTGCCGGTAGTCATCCCGCCAGCCGAAGCACGCCGCGCACTGCGACACATCCCCTGCCGGCGCGAACGGGTGCGCCACCGGCAGCACCACGAACCGGCCGAACACCAGCGGCAACCGACCGGCCGGCAGCGGCCGGGCGAGCCGCTCGTCGCGCAGCTCCCGCCGGCGGGCGTTGCCCGCGAGGCGGCACGGCTCGCAGCACTCCTCGCCGCGGTACTTGTGCCGGTTGGCGCCGAGGTAGGTGCCGCACGCGCCGGTGTCGGCCGGCGGCAGCTTCGTCAGGGTGGGCACGGTGGGCTCCTTCCGCAGGGTGGTGGCCCCGCCCGCCGTGGTGGCCGGGCGGGGCCGGGTGGTCAGGTGGACGCGCCGCGCCGGCGTTCGATCGCGGTCCGCCACACCTCGGTGAGGGCGGCGTACTCGTCGGCCATGTCGTCGTGGCTGGAGGAGGCGTCGAAGCCGAGCGCGGCGAGCTGGTCGATGTCGATGCCGAGGGTGTGGAGGTCCCACTCGCCGTACGTCTGCCCCAGGAGGCAGTCGCAGGGGTTCTCGACGTTGAGCCGGTCCAGGTCGACCAGCTCGTCCCAGCCGGGCAGGCGCGCGTCGAGCCAGGCCATGCCCAGCTCGACGCGCTCGGTCAGCGCCCGGGTCGTCAGGGCGGCGGTCACTGCTGCCTGCCCTGGGCGATGTGCGCGCGGATGGTCGACTCGTAGAACCGGCGGTGCCCGCCCGGGGTGCGGATCGAGGGGATCCGGCCGGCGGCGGCCCACCGGGTGACGGTCTTCGGGTCGACGCGGTACAGCTTGGCGACCTCGCCGGGGGTGAGGAGCCGGTCCTCGGCCGGCGCGGTCACGACGGCCCACCGCCCGCCTGCGCCCGCCACTCCGCCGCCCACTGGAAGTCCAGCCCAGCGAGCCGGGCGCACTCCTGATCCTCGGCGCGGTCGCCGACCATCAGCCCCATGTACGGCGGGTAGCACTCGTCGCGGCACAGGCGCGCCAGGTCTAGCGCCGCCTCGATCAGCAGGCCGGGAGCGGGCTTACGGCACCAGCAGCGCGCCCACTCCGGGTGCGCGGCGTCCGGGTGGTGCGAGCACCACGCGATCTTGTCGAACAGGCCGCCGGTCTGCCGCTGCGTCTCGACCATGGCGTCCGCCACCTGGCCGTAGGTGAGGATGCCGAGCGCGATGCCGCCCTGGTTGCTGACGCCGACGATCCGGCCGCCTCCGGCCTTCCAGCGGCTCATCATCTCCACGGCGGCCGGGAAGACGCGCACGTCCTCCGGCCCGTTGACGAACCGGCCCAGCGGGTCGTCCTTGCCCTCGCGGACGGTGCCGTCGATGTCCAGGTAGAGGACGGGCGTAAGGCGGTCGCTCATGCCGCACCGTCGCCGTCGGAGAACGCCGGCAGGCCGGCGGCCTTCCGCTCGTCCCGCTCGGCCAGGATCTCCTCGGCCGAAGCCTCCGGCACCTGGCGCTCGCCGTCCTCGCCGGCCGGGACCACGCTGTCGAACAGCGTCGGATCCCCGTCCAGCGACTTACCGGTCCGGTCCTTGTACCGCTCCGCGAGGATGTCCCGCACCCGGTCCGCGTGCACCCCGTCGACCGGCTCGATGTGCGACAGGCGGATCGTCGGGATCTCCACCCCCTCCGCCACCTCGTCGGTGACCCGCTTGACCTCGTACGCCACCACCGCGTACCGGACGCCGCGCGGCTGCTCGACCAGCTCGTCGTGGAGCCGGTCGAGGCCGTTGAACTCCTTGCGGTCGCGGGTGAGCTGGGCGCTGATCTTCACCGTCATGACGGCTGCTGCTCCTTGCTGGTGTTGGGCCCGGGCCGGTCGGCGCGGGCGATGGTGACGACCACGGGCACGAGCGGCCCGCAGCCGTGGTCGGTGAACGGCAGCCCGTACCGGGCGCCGCAGGTGAGGCACGCGTGCGCCGTGTACCGGCCGATGACCTGGCTGACGGCGGACAGGCCGGTGTGCACGGCCGTGTCGAGCTGCTCCTGGGTGCGCTGCCGGGCGGTGGTCGCGCGGGCCAGCTCTTCGCGGAGCTGCGCGATCTCAGCGGACCGGGCGCCGCGCTCGCGGGCGATCTGCTCTTCGCGCTCGACGACCTCGCGGCGGAGGTTCGCCAGCTCGGTGCGGGCCTCGTTGCGTTCGGCGGACAGGACGCGGGCGCCGCGCTGGAGCTGGGCGACCTGTTCCTGCGCCTGGTCGAGGTCGCGGAGCCGGGCGCCGAGCTGGGTCGTCAGCTGCTCGATCCGGTCCTGATCGACGATCAGTACGCGGCGGCCCTCGCGCGGCGGCAGAGGCAGCGGCCCGTCCTCCTCGACGAGCAGCTCGTCGATCGCGGCGACCTGCTCGGCGGGCTCCGCCTGCACGGCCGGGTCCGGCACCGGGTCACCACCGGGCAGCGGTACCGGCGTGCGCCGGCGACGCTTCACCACGTCGACGACCTCCACCGGGTCGACCGGCGAGGCTTCCGCGGCGATGTCCGCTGCCCGCTCCGGATCGACCTGGACCCCGAGCGACGGATTCGCCTCGGCCATCGCCGCCAGCTCGGCGCGGGCCTTCGCCGCCTGGCTGTCGCACACCTCCGCGACCGCCGTCAGCACCCGCTCCTTCTCCGCCCGCTGGGCGGCCGGGTCAACCTCGTACTTGTGGCAGGTGCAGTCCAGCTCCCGGCAGCCACCCCGCCCCCGCTTGTGCGACCACTGCCCGTGCGGGCACCACCGGCACACGCCCGCGTCCGGCAGCACCTCGCTCACCGGCGCAGCCACGACCACCACCCCCTCCGTTTCGGCTTCTCGGCCAGCGCGGTCAGCGCGGCATCGGTCAGGTGCACCGGCGCGCCGTAGTCCATGGCCGCCAGCTCCGCCAGCGCCACGTACAGCAGCGCCCGCCGCCGGGCCGGCCCGATCGCGCCCAGGAACGCCGCCACCCGGATCCCCGGGCACGCGGACGGCATCTCGCACATCTCCGCGGCGACGTGCTCCCGGACGGCGCGGACGGCGTCGGCCAGCTCCGCGCGGGCCTGGTCCACCGAGGCGGTCACGTGCGGCGGAATCTGCGGGCCGGTCATGCCTTCCGCCCGCCCGAAAGCCGCGCCTTGTACCTGCGCGCTGCCTCCCGGTTGCAGATCCGGCACTGTCTCCGGCCCCGGTGTCGGTACGTGCTCTCCGCCGTGAACTCGTGACCGTTGTCGCAGTGCGACTTGGCCGCGTTGATCGCCGTCGGTCCGTCACCTCGCAGCGTGTTCACGCGGTGAGTGACCGGCTGCAAGTGATCCGGGTTGACGCAGTGCCGGACACGGCATAGGTGATCGAGTTGCAGGCCCTCGGGAACCGGCCCTCGCAGCAGCTCGTACGCCACTCGGTGGGCGTAGCTGTCCACGCCGCGGTACGACACCTGGGCGTAACCGTCATGGGACGTTCCCCGGCGCCACAGCCGGCAGCCCGTGTCGGGGTCCAAGACGGCGCCGGCGGCGATGCGTCGCAGCGCGCTGCGGTCGTAGGCGCTGAGGGTCTTGCCCACTTCGGTCAGCACGTCGCCACCACCGGTCCGGTCTCGGTGGCCAGGTCCGGCCAACGCACGTTGCCCAGCGCCCGGTGGTGATGCCGGCCGGACAGCGGCACCAGCTGCCGCCCGTACGCCGCCAACGCCATCGTCAGCAGCGCCACCGCGTCCGCCTGGTCGTGGCCGTCGACGTGGACCAGCCGCCCGTACGTGGCGGTGACCGCCTCCAGGACCTGCGTCTTGTTGGCGTTGCCCTTCCCGGTCGCCCACGTCTTCACCTCGGGCGGGTGCACGTCGACGTAGCGGACCTTCCGCGACCACAGGAAGTGCTTCACCACGCCGTGCAGCTCGGCCAACCGCAGCGTGGTGGCGCCCTTGCCGTCGAACAGGGGCAGCCACTCGACGACGACCAGGTGCGGCCGGCACGCGATCGCTGCGGCGATGTCACCCAGGACCCGGTTGACGCGGGTGTGGTCCATGTCGGTGGTGCCGTGCGCGGTCCGGGCGGTGAGGACGGTGCGGGTGAGCAGGCCGGCCCGGCCGTGGTGGTCGTGGGTGGCGGCGATGCCGGTCCCGGCGAGGGACAGGTCGAGGGCCACCATGCGCAGCTCGGTCACGCCCCGCTCCCGGGCTGCGCGACCTCGACGTCGTCCCACCCGGTCTGCTCGGCCGGCGGCACGACCGGCTCGGCCGCCGGCGCGGGCCGGGCGACGGCCGCCTGGGCGGCGATCTCCTCGCCGGTCACGCGCGGCGCCGGGAACTCGTCGTCCCGGGTCACCTCGCCCCGCTGCAACGACCGGTAGGTCACCGTCAGCTGGGCGACGTCGTGCTCGGTCCACTGGTCCGACCGGCGCCCCAGCTTCTGCTCCAGCTGGTCCGCGGTCACCCCGTACTGGTCGCCGAACAGCTTGATCGCGTCCGCGACCCGGGCCGCCAGCGGCTTCCCGCCGCCGTCGCGGAGGGTCGCGGAGCACCGGTCCTTCGCGTCTTCCACGAACCACGGCGGCAGGATCGAGAAGATCGCCTCACGCAGCCGGCGGGCCCCGTTGTTCGCGTTGTTCTCGTAGATGTCGCGCATGTCGACCAGGTCCTTCACGCCCTTCTGGGTGTCGCGCTTGTGCGGCACCACGAAGACGGACCGGGATCGGGTGTTGGTCTGGACGTCCCACGCCCAGGCCTGCATCTCGGAGTAGCCGCCGGCGTCGTCGCGGCGCAGCTCCTCCACCCCGTACTGGACGTTGCCCCAGCAGCGGGCCAGCTCCCGGGCGAGGTGCACGGACGGCCCGGACACGGTCTGCCCGGCGCGGGGGAACCGGAAGAACGCCCGCTCGGCGAGGCCCTTCTGCGCGCACGACTCGCGCATCGCGGCCTGCGCGGCGGTGATGCTGCGCGGGCACTGCTGGGCGACGACGACGGCGGCCTGGACCTCGGCAACCGCGCGGGACTGCTCGACGGCCGTGGCCTGCCCGAGGTGCGTCGGGGTGGGCGTCGGGTTGACGCGCTCGACGGCGCGCTGGCTGGTGCTCACATCAACTCCTGGTATCGGTTCTCGACGTAGCCGGGCAGGCTGAGGAGCACGACGTCGTCGGCGTAGCCGGGCCACCGGCCGGACGTCGTGCACTCCCGGTAGAGGTGCCGGGCCTCCCGGGCCAGGTGCTCCCCGATCCGCTTCGCGACCGGGTGCAGCTCGACCACGGTCACCAGGTACGGCGGGCGCTTCTCCTGGAAGACGAACAGCAGCTCGGCGTCCTCCCCGACCAGCCCGGTCGCCCGGGCGCCGGGGAGGTAGTGGCCGCGCTGGACGTGGTAGCCGTACTGGTTGACGGCCTTCTCCAACTTCTCCGGCTCGGCGGAGTCGCAGGTCTTGTAGTCGACGAGCAGCGGCCGTCCGGGGCCCGGGTCGGGTGCCCAGTCGAGGCGGGCGCGGCAGCGGACCCGGGTCTCTGGGTCCTGCCAGAACAGCGAGACCTCGGCCTGGCCGCGGTCCGGGTCGAGCAGCTTGCTGGCGTGCGGGTGCTCGCGGATCTGGGCGGCCATCGCGTCGACCTGCTCCATGTCGGCGCGCTTGAGCGGCACGCCGCCGGCCTCGCGGATGGCGGAGACCTGCGCCTTGACCTCCTTGGTGTCCCACCGGTCCCGGTCGACGAGCACCAGCTCCGGACCGACACCGAGGACCCGCTGGTGCGCAGCCTTGCCGTGCTCGAACGCGGCCTTGACCTCCTGGCCGTTGTCGACCCAGTGCTTGAACAGTGCCGGGCACGACGGCGGCAGGAGCTTCCGGGCGCCGGTCGACGAGAGGCTGCCGCCGGGGACCGGGTCGCGGTGGTAGTCGGCGTCGGGCACCCCGAGGTACACCCCGGGGCGCTCGACGACGAACGGCTGTTCTTCGGTCAGCGGCGCGGCCATCGCACGATCACCTCCCGCTCCGGGCCGACGAGCGCGAACGCCTCCGAAGGCCGGTCAGTCGCCGGGATCAGCCGGGTTCGGATCGCGATCGCCACCGCGTGCGGGGCGTTGACCGCGCCGATGCGGCGGAAGATCCGTTCTTTCTGGGCGGCGACGGCGCGGAGGCTGGTGCCGAGCCGGCGGGCGATCTGCGCGGCGGTGTGGCCCTCGGCGATGAGGGCGAGGAGGTAGTGCTCGGCGGCGGGGGTCCAGGTGCGGTACGGCCGGGTGGCCGCCGACGTGGTGTCGGCGGCCACCTGGGTGAGCTGGGTGCTCATCAGCCGGCCGCCCTGCCCACGTACCGGGCGTAGATCGCGCCCTTCCGGTAGACGGCCTCGAACGAGCCGGACGGCTGGTACGGCAGCCTCCCGCCCTTGTTGATCCAGGTCACCAGTCCCACCGCGCTGCCGCCCTCGACGAGCCGCGCCCACTTGCCGGGCCGGCTGCGCAGCGTCGCAGCGATCAGCTCGTGGGGCACCAGACCGGTGCCCTCACTGGCCGGCGGCGGCTCTTCCCAGACGAGCACGCTCATCGGGCACCGGCCAGGGTGCGCTGCTCGGCGGCGATCTCCCGCAGCCACTCGTCCGCGATCCCCCGCACCGCGGCGTCCGACAGGGTCGGCACCGCGTGATCGATCAGCAGCCGGCGGGCCAGCGGCGGTGTCACCGCGCTGTCCATCGGGTCGGTCAGCGCGAGCAGCGCGGCGGGGCGGAGCCGGCGGCCGACCTGCCGGCTGTCGACGTCGGCGCTGGACCAGTCCCGGCGGGCCGGAGGGCGGAAGTCGGACACGTCGTGCTGGTCCGCGGTACGGTCCCGGCCGGCGTAGAGCAGCCCGCCCAGACCGAGGGCGATCGCGCCGAGGCCGGCCAGGGCCTCGGTCAGGTTGGTCAACATCAGGAGTCCTCCTGCGGAGTGGCGGGACGAATGGGCGGGAACAGCTCGGCCAGCAGCTGGTCGACGTCGGCGGCGATCGCCGCGTCGTCGATGGCCAGCTCTTCGGCCGGGGTGAACAGCGGGGCGTCCGGGGTGAGCGCGGCGGCGGCCAGCTGCTCGTCGGGGTCGGGGATCAGCGGGGCGGTGACGAACTCCCACACCAGCCAGCCGACGATCAGCGCGAACCCGGCCAGGATCGCCAGCACGGCGATCAGCACGTCGGCCGTCATCGGGCACCTGCCCAGACCGCGACCAGGTCGTCCAGCGACAACTCGTCCGGGTCGACGGCATCCGGCCACGGATCCACCGGCGTGCCGCACTCCGCGACGTCCAGCGGCGCCGGGCGGGCCAGCCGGCGGCGGGCGGCCGCGCGAGCGACCTCCTGCCGCCGGCCGATCACCGCGACCACGGCGACGAGCACCACGGTCAGCGCGAGGCCGGCGACCTCACCGGCCGACTCGGCCAGCCCGGCCCAGATCGAGGCGATCACCGGGCACCGCCCGGGGCGGGGGTGGCCGGTCTCCCCAGCCCGGCCACCCCCTGGCCGCCGGCGCCCTGTCCCCCGACGGGCGCGGGCGGCTGGTTGGACCCCGGCCGGGACAAGCGACGAGTGCGCGTCTCGGTGAACCCGGCCGGGGAGTTGGAGGGCCGCGGGGGGCGGCCGGTGATGGACAGACCGTCGACGCCGGGCGGCACCGGCATGGTCGGCGGCTCGTCGTCGCGGGAGTACCGCAGCCCGGACGGGTCGTCGTCGGCGTCGAGCATCTGGCGGGCGGCCAGCTCGGCCTGGAGCACAGCGGCGTGCATCTGCGCCTTCCCGGCGTGGAAGACGTACGCGCTGTACTCGTCGGCGAGCGCCAGGTTGACGGCCTTGATGGAGGCGATCTGCTGGTCGGTCTTCCCTTCGGCCCGGAACTTGACCATCAGCTCGTCGTTGACCTGATTCCAGCGGGCGGACGCCTCGGAGGCGCGGCTGGCGTGGCGGCGCATGAGGAGGAGTTGGAGGTCGACCCAGGCGCGGGCGGACTCGTCGAGGGGACGCATGGCGGTCACTCCCCGTCCGGCGCGGCCGGGGCCGGCCACTCGGACTCGGGCAGCTCGGTCAGCCGGGCCGGCAGGCCCTCCTCGTCGAACCGCCGCCAGTCGTACTGGGCGCACCAGCGGTTGCCGAACACCTCGAGCATCCGCGTCCGCGCGGTGTCGTACGTGCCGGTGATCCGCACGAACCTGCCGTCGTGCTGCTGACCGGAGCCGAAGGTGAACAGCCACTCCTGCTCGGCCACGGCCGGCTCGGGGGCCGGGGTGCCGTAGAACGAGACGGAGACGCCGTCGCCGGCGTCCGATGCCCGCAGCGTCCAGAACACCCGCTTCGACTCGGCGCCGTAGTCGTCCAGCTTCACGTTGAGCAGCTCGGCGAGCCGGGACACCTCGCCGTCGGGCAGCGACGCGGAGACGTTCACCCCGTGCCAGGCCCGGAATCGCACCTTCGCCAGCTCGATCTGGTCGGCCAGGTCGCGCAGACCGGCGGCGATCCGCTTCCGGTGCACGGCCTCGACGGCGGCGGCGACCTGGTCGTCGGTGGCCAGCTCGATCAGGGCCTCGGTCCACCGGCGCTCGACCGGCGGGGTGCCGCCGCCGGCCGGGACCAGCGTGAGCAGCACCATCTCGTTGCTGTTGTCGCCGGGGTGGTAGGTCAGCCGCTGCTCGACGCGGTAGACGGCGGCGGTGCCGTTGCGCGGGAGGATGACGTGCTGCCGCACCTCGACCTCGCCGGCGCGGATCTCGTTGGTACTCTCCTGCTGGGTCATCGACCATGTCCTCTCGATGGTGTGGTCGCTCTGGTCCTCGCGGGTCGCCTTGTCGGAGGCGGCCCGCTTTCTCGTGCTGGCCGGGTGGCCGCCCGGAGTAGCTCTCACGGACGGCCGCCCGGGATCTCTTGGTCGCGGGGTGGCCGGGACGGCGGGCAGTCCGGCGGTACCACCGGGGCCGCCGTCCCGGCCGGTCGCCTACGGCGCGGAGCCGCGAAACACCGCGCGTTCGCCATCCACAGCGGGGGTCGTGCCCTGGATGACCGGCCCGACGACCGGGGCCGCTCCAACCGCTCGCGACAGCGGATGGAAGTGACGGCCCGCGCCGGCGGACGTCGACGATGCCGGCGCGGGCTCCGACCAGACGGCCGGAGTCTCGATGAGCGGGTGACGGCGCAGGTAGATGTGCAGCTGCGCCAACCCGCAGGTGGCGATGAGCGCGCCGAGCCACACGACCGCGAGCGCGACCCGGCCGTACCGATCACTGCGGGCGACTGCGTACATCGCCTCGACGGTCGCGGTCATGCGGGTCACCTCTTCGGCGGCTTGGTGGACGGTGGGGGCCTGCGGGGTGCCGGCGGCGCGGCGGGCCTGGTAGGAGGCCGAGGCGCACCGGCTGGCTTGGTGGGAGTAGGCCGCGACCACGGGAACGGGCTCACGCGGCCGAGGCGGCGGGCGCCGGAAGGAACTGGCCGGGCTCGACGCCGAGCGCTCCGGCGATGACCACCAGTTCCTCAGCGCGGAACGGACGCTGCCCGGACAGGCGCAGCTGCACAGCGGGCTGCGCGATGCCGAGCTTGTCCGCGAGGTCCCGCTGCGTCATGCGCTTGCGGGCCATCTCGGCGCGGATCTCTGCGGCGATCTTGCCGCGAACGTCGTCGTGCATGGCCCAACAGTGTCACGCTATCCGTAACAGTGTCAAGCATGCCGAGGTGCGATACCAGAAAGCGTTGACTTGATATCGGAACGCTGTCACCCTTGGGGCATGGCGAACACGGACACGGCCACCATAAGGACGCTCAGCGACGCAGTCGCCGAGGAAATCCGAGTGCTGCTGACCCGACGCAGGATGAGCCAACGGCAGCTCGCGCAGGCCCTCGGCGTCTCACCGGCCTGGCTGAACTACCGCCTCACCGGCACGCAGGCGATCGACCTCAACGACCTCCAGCGGATCGCCGACGTGCTCCAGGTCCACGTGACCGAGCTGCTCCCGGCCGCATTCCGGCCGAACGACCGTTCGGGGTAA